CTATGTTTCTCGGTTGCACCTATTATCTTGTTATCAACTAACTTAATCTCTTTGATGTTAAACTCACGTTGATCAGGTGACCTGCCTGATGGTATTATCATTTGTACCCTTGCATGTTTACCCTCTTCACTTTCGTTAAACTTCTCCAATACCTGGATTAATTTCTTTGTATCATACCAATGTCTACTAATCATTTAAATGGTGGCCCTCCGAACCATGCAACTACAGAATATCTGGTGCCTTTTGTCACTGGTTTTACTCTGTGAAGTAAATAAGAAGGAAACACAATTACATCACCTTTTTTACCTTTAACTGTAGAAATTTGTTCTGTGCCCATTGGTGTCAATATTTTAAATTCTAGTTCTCCGCCTTCATAATCATCATTCAAAATAGCACTGACACTTATCTTTCTAACCGTGCCCAATAAATTAGTTTGTTTTGTGAATTGTAAGGTATCCTGTTTATGTAGAACTGCACTTTTTCTGGCTGATTGATGACAACCATGTCCATCTGTATGCCATTGGTAATGTTGTCCTTTTTTATATTTTGTAAATTGAAAAGTTTCATGATCTACAATGTCATATTTCCAACCTGACTCGTGGTTTACAATATCGACGCAACCTCTTAATACACCTGATAAGTTGGGGTTGTTAAACCAAAACACTCCACTACTCCTAATATCGGGGTCTTGACCTACATCTATTTTATTTTCGTGTTGGTATTGTGCTGCTATAACCTTATCTTTTAATTCTTCCACCGTATCGTCGCAATTTTGTGACTCTAATACGTTATCTAAAATAAAACATGGTAGTTCACGTGCTTCTGGTGTGTGTTGTCTAAATTGATAAAGGGTTGTCATCGTTTTTTTCCTTGTCCTCTTGTCTTTTTATAGTTACGTCGCTTGTGTTTATTCTTTGGTCTTGATCTAATACTTTGACCAATAGATGTTCTTTTCTTTGGACCAGGTGTGTGATCGCTATATTGCTTAGCTTTCTTTGGCAACTGTATACTCGCCTTCTATTAATACTTTGTTATCTTCGTAAATTTTCTTCATTTTACTTTCTAGTTCTTCAATAGATAGGTCCTCTATCTTACCTGTCAAACTTATTTTTTGTTCGATGTATAATCCTGCTGCTTTTCCTCGTGCAACTTCAGCGTTGGCCGCAGCACTAAATGCACCCTTTGATAAGGCTTGCTCCCTAATCCTACCAAGTTCAGTAATGTGTCTTTCAAACGTGACCTCATATTTTTTCTGCATTTCGGCACGAAGCTCACCGATATATTTGGCGACGAGGGGGAATTTATTCGGATTTCGTAGTTCTGAAGCCCGTACGTGTGCAGAACCTTCTGCATAGCCTGACTCAATAGCGCATTCTGTCGGTGTTTTACGTCCTTCATTGTATACTAATAATTCTGCAAATTTCTTTTGCTGTTCTGATAATTGCTTGGGAACTCCCATATTGTAAGTATAAGTAAATTTACTTGTGATTACAAGTTATTTTATTATCTTGTCACAATGCTTGACGCCTGTCTGATCTGTTGTCATCAAACATTTTTCTAAACTGCATGTGTATTGTACTTGGTCGCCAGAGTTCCTCTCTGCTATGCGCTTAGCTGAAAGGCATGAACTCAAATTATCCTGGTGGTACCAACCTTCTATGGTTTTGTTTCCGCCATCGTAGACGTACAAACTAAGTATGATAACTGTTTCAATGATCCCCATTCTTTCTTTCCTCTAAGTCTATTAGTCTCTCTTCATGAAATTGTATGACCATGTCGTTTTTTAATATCATAGGTATCTCAGCTTCCATTTGTTCTTTAAGTTTCTCTACATTAGAACTGAGATATTCCACGAGCATGTAGAGCTCTTGGACTTGTGGACTGACCATGTCGCCCTTGGGGACCCCGTCAATAAAAGCATTAGCAGCTTCTAAATCTTTGTGCATTAGTCTTATATCTGACTCTATACTATTAAGCCGCTCAATAATTGTAAAATAAGACATAGTTCCAATCGCGACGGCTGCGAGTATGGCAAGTAAGTTACGTGCCGGGAGCGAAATGGATGTGCTGTCCGATAGCTTCATTACAATAACGGATTATCTAACGATGCCTTTAGTTCTTCTATTTTTGCATCAAGAAATTTAATAGCTGCGTCATTTATTTTAACATCAGCTTTGACTCCCTCGATTGCTTTGATAACGTCTTCTATTTTTTGATTGATACCAGATAGATCTACAGTCTCATTGACTACAAACTCTTTGTTTTCTAGCTGTGCTATGCGATTGTTAAATTCACCCCACGCCATAAAGCCACCACCTATGGCGCCAATGACACCTAGCAGCGCTGCATAAGAAGATAGTTTACTGAACATTCCTTGCATTTAATAACTCCATAAGATTTCTATACGCATCGCTGGTAGTCTTCTTGTATTCTTGCATCTTTATTTGATGCTTTACTACAGGGTCTGTGCCTGCAATGCTTGCTTGCGTAGCATATATGGTTTTGTCGTAGCTTGCAAGACTGGCTTGTAGGAAGAAATCAGGATCACCGCCAGGTATTTGGCGCGTATCAAACAAAGCAGTATTTGTGTCAAAATAGCTAGAAATATCAGCTTGTGTAGATGTCATCTCACGAGACACTAGCTCGTTAATTACATCAAGTGTTACACTGACTCTTTGCATTTCGTTTTTAATCTTGCCTTGTATAGCTTTTTCTATAGCTGCAACTTTTATATCTAGATCAACTTCCACGCTTTCGTTAGATTGCTCTGGTTCTGTTGTTTCTGCAACTTCTGTAGGTCCTGCTTCAACTGGTTCCTCGACTGCCTCTTCTTGTTCGGCAATCTCTTCTGTCGGTGTTGGTTCGTCTGCAACAACTTCTTCGCTACTGGGTTGCTCTTCAATTTGCTCATCTACTATCTCCTCTTGCACTGGCTCTGGTTCTTCTTTTATTTCTTCCATTGCCGGCTGTTCTTCAATTACTTCTGGTTCTTCCTGGACCATAGCGACTTCTTGTATTTCTTCAATTGGTTCTGGCTCTGGATCAGGCATTGGCTCAGGTTCTGTTTCCATAACAAACTCTTCAAAGACTTCTTCAATAAACTCTTCTTGCATCTCTTCAGTAAATTCTTCTGCAAACATCTCCTCCAAAACTATATCTTCCATGTATACCTCCTCCATCGGAGGCAGTTCTTCAAACATTTCTAGTGGTGGCAATTCATCAAAGAATTCTACATTAGAATCATTCCAATCTACAGTTTCAATAGCGACCACATCCATTGGAATGTATTCTTCCACGACAACGTCTTCGTAATAGTCATCTTCAAAAAAAAATTCATCCATCGCAATTATGTCAAACTCTTCTACAATCTCTATTTCTTCCTCAAATACAGGATTGAACGTGTATTCAATTTCTGGTGGTGGTTCAAGAAATATATCTTCTGGTATTGTAAACTCTATCATTTCAAATTGTTCTAACTGTTCTTGCACGTTTTCTATCTCGTCTTGACCAGGACAAGTCGGTGGGTTCTTTTGCCAACAGTATGTTACTGTTGTTGATTGTGTACTAGACAATGCCGTATAGTCTATTATTGCCGTCGGGTCCGTCACATCCACGCCGGCATGGCCTCCGTTATACGTTTTATTTCCGATAATATTAAAATCAAAACGTAGTGTAAGTGTGCCGTGTGTCATGTCAGGATCTGGTGCAACAATTAAAGTATTACCATACGGATTAAGTTGATAGTTGTGATTAGTTGTGTCCTGGAATGTTGTAGACTGTGTTGTTGTGTCTATGCCGTTGCTGATAGTTTGTGTCATTGTAAATTCTGATTCTACTGGGTTCCACCATCTGACCTGTGCACCAAAGTTAGATGTAAACCCTTGCTGCATTTCTTGTATGCTTACATAGTCTTCTGAGTTTATGGTTGTCTCTGCGTACGTGTTGTGTTTACCAGTCAACCATGTTGACTCATTGATATCAGAATTATCTGGAAACATAGTTCCATTCCAACTGCCATCGTCCCAGTCTTGAGATATTAAATTGCTAGTGGTTACAGAATTACCTGTAGTCACAGTTGTGATTACAGTTGTGTCGCCTACGTTGGGTGTGTCTTCAAGTATTACGTCTGTACTATTCGCTGCCGAGTTTAACAGGATTGCCGTTGCCGTCAGTAATATAAGCTTCCTTCTCATCT